GACCTTGGATCATTTGGCCGATGATCCTGGCAACTGTCGGAGAAGTTGCACGTTCTCTTGGGCTCATTTGGCGCAACAAAAGCGTATTTTCACGGAGCTTCTTGATTGCGTCAGGGCTGGTAATTATTCCTGCCAGCTCTTCAGAGTACCGACCAAGCCGAATATCATTGATGGCATTGTCGAGCATTTGCGGCCAGTTCAAAGGCTGGGTTAATCCAGCTACAGCCTTGGCAGCCTTAGTTCCAAGGCCAGCAGAGGCCAAGGAATCAGCCTGCAAGTCTTTGGCAATGTATCCACCAGGCACAGTGATTGACTGCCCCTTAAAGCTCTTGCTGGTAGCCTCAAGGACCTCCATCATGTCGCGCAATGCCTGGAACTGTGTGGAATCCAAGGCTTCTTTCAGAAGTTTGCGCTGTTGTTCAGTGCCAAAGAGTTTAGAGCGATAGATGCCACCAAGGTTCTGAACAGTGCCAACCTGAGACTCACGGACAGTACGCTCAAGAACGTCCTGCAAATGCGCCCTGACGACGTTATTCCATCCGGCCGGGTCAGCGGCTTGGATGATAGACTTCGCTTCTCTGAGGGCTTCTGGTGACGATTTGGCACCAAAGAGCGTGCGACCAAGCTCTTGCGCCTGCTGGCTATCAGCTTTTACGAAGCCGCCAACCAAACTGTCTTCAAGTTTGTTAATGGGTTCGCTCAACCTAGCAAACTCAGTCCGAGCTTGCTTGTAAGTTTCAGAGAAAGTGTCGAGCTTTTCGACCAACCCTTGTGCCGCCTGCTCATATTGCGCTGCTTCAGCATTGTTCCCTGCTCTACGCAAAGATTCTGCCTTGTCATTAAGCTGTCGCTTAGCAAGGTCATACCAGCCAAGCGCCTTATTGGTGACTTGGCTCATTGCTTTTGCTGCTTCTGCTGGGTCTTGAATACCAGCCACAACATTGGCATTTTGTGCTCGCACTTCTTCCAGAGGCCCTTTCATATTTCGCTTCCAAACAGGCTTCGATTGCACTGTTTTAAGCGCCTGAGCGACCAGAGGATCGGCTGCAAGGTCTGCCGCCACATCATCAGGCACGAGTTCTGGATAGGCTGCCTTGTAAAACTGCTCTGATGCGTCTCGGCGAGCCGTTTTTAGCGTTGCAAGACGAGCATCCACCGACCTTGCGCCCTTCAAGAAACCTTCATAAGGGCTGGCATTAGCTGAAAGCGTGTCAAAAAAGCCATACATAGCCTTTTGAATGTCTGCATTCCTATTTTTAAGGAACGATTCAATGGTATCCGATGAATTCGGCAAATTGGAAAGAAGCCATTGTTGATTTATCAGCGACTTCAACCCTGTCACTTCGCCTGGTGTCAGCTGAATACCTTGCTGGTCTGCCAGTTGCGACAACCTATCAACAGCGGTCTGGTTCAATTTGGCAATGTCGGATACTGCTCGGCGTTCTTTGAAGGCTTGGATGCCACGGCCAATTAGTTTCCCGCCAGCCTCACTCACAGTTCCAATAGCAAATGCTTCGGCAAGCTGTCGCTTATAAGCATCGAAGTCCCTTGGTTGCCCGAATACCTGCGTGGCAATTTCCTGACGTATCGCCTCTCCGGCTGCTGAACCTGCACCACCGCCAAGAATCGCACCAGCAGTAGCTCCGGCAGGACCGCCAACAGCCATACCACCAGTGCCGCCACCAACGGCACCAGCTGTCCCGAGGACAATGCCTGGAATGTCAGACACCAAGCCTGCTGCAAACTCTTTGGCAGCGCCAATAGCTCCAGCGGGGGACTCAGGATAAAATTGACCATCAGCTGCTTGATAGTAAATTTGACCATCAATAACCCGATAACGCTCAGGTGAGATTCCACGTTGCTCGGCAAACATCCGAATCTTCGTTGCTGGATCGTCAATGAATCCAGCACGCACCAAGGCACCCATTCCAGCAGAACGATCGCCTTGGCCAAATTGAATCTGAGGTTGACCTTGAAGCATCATCGAAGGATCGGAAAAGCTCTCTCGCCATGATCCTGTCGCAGCAGGCACAGATTGTGTGGTTGCTTGGGTGGCAGCCTTCTGCTGGTCCATAATTGCCTGAGTCGGATCAACGAAACTCTCACGCCATGTGCCGTTTGCCATGTGTATTCCTCAGCGAATCGAGTAGCCTTCAAGGCGCAATTGTTGTTTGATCTGATCATCATTCAGACCTTGCTTCTCAAGCTCCATGCCGCGCTGCATAAAGTTTTTGCCCCGGCCAGACATGAACAGTTGATCAGCTTGCTGCTGGAAGGATTTTGATGATGGGCTCAGACCTTGCTCAAGTAGTGAGTTCTGAATGTTGATTGTCCTGGTAGCTTCATTGACAAGACGGTCAAACGATGATGTGAACTCGGTCGGGCTCAAGTCTTTGTTGAGGATTGCATCCTTCAAACTAGAGAGCTCTGCGACTGCCGCCGCTGCACCAGTAATCTCTTTCCGATACTGATTGAAAAACTGATCCACACCTTCAGAAAACTGCCGATATTGGCCGACGTACTGCTGTTCAGTTGGATCAAGAGTTACACCTGCCCGCTCTTTAGTTCTCAAGAAAGCCTGACGGCCTTGACCCAAGAATGTCAGGAATTGTGGGTCAAACGACGAACGGATTTCCCGCAGTCTTGCGAGGTTATCCATAGCGTTGGTTACTTTTTCCTGAGCTTTGGCCACATTGCCAGAGGCCAAAGGTGCCCCAATTGTGACAGTGCCATCAGGACCAACTACAACACCTGTCTGAGCTGGCGGATTGATACCTTCAACCTTGCCAACCAATTGACCATCGGCAAACTGATAGAAACCAGGCTGACCAGTGACAGGATCGGTGCCTTGTCTAATCGAAACACTGGGAGTTTTTGCGGATTTTGACAGGATAAAGTTTCGATACTCAGGTGTCCCAGGCGTATAGCCAATGGCTTCAGCTTCTTTCATGGCGGCCGTTCGGTTATCAACAGCCTCTTTTGGAGCCGCAAAGATGCCCATTTGCTGGGCCGCACCAATGGTTCCGCTGATATCACCAAGAATCCCCTGAAGATCGTTTGCATCAATCTTTCCAAGGAATTCAGCTTTGTCCTCTTGACCCAACAGATTGGTACCTTGAACGAATTTACGAAGACCAGGAAGGTCTCCACTTTGAAGGAACGGAATGGCTCTCTGTGCTGCTAAGGCCGCACCTTGGACGCCAAGTTTTTGTTCCGCTGTTAGGTTTTGAAGACGCTGGGTCTCAATTGCTATGGGTGCTGCCTCAGCCTGAGCTTGCAACAACTGCTGACGCAAAGGTGCCTCAGCAGCAGCTTGCTGCATACTCTGAATAGCTTGGACACCTTGCAATCCGCGAAGCAACGCAGAACCAACATCGGGAACAGTGCGCTGAAGAAGGATATTTGGATCAATGGCCATTAGAGTGCTCCGTAATTCACAGCCTTGATACCGTCGATCTCTTTGACAGCATCAGGATTCTTCTTCTCAACATCTTGCGCCATAACGCCCATGTGGACAGTAGAGTCACCTTTGTAGCGGAAGGTGTAGATTGGCAGACCGTCATCTGTCTTTCCAATACGCTTGATGTCTTCTTTGACTCGTCTATCCGATGCCAAAAGAGCGCCGCCCATGATGCCTTGGCCAAGGGTCAAACCACCAAGACCAGCCGCACCTGCACCAGCCGCAGCCAAACCAAGAAGGTTCTGAACACCTTGCGCCCTTGCCCCAGCTGCACCAATTTGACCAGCGGCCAACGCATTGGCCTGTTGTCCGAGAAGATTGCCAATGTTGCTGGCAGCACCTTGTATATTCGCAGCCTGCTGTGCAGCAGACGCTTGACCAAGTTGTGCCACATTGAACAATTGACCAAATTGCTGTTGCTGTTCACCGAGCATTTGCTGCCGTGCCAGTATGTTCTGACGTTGAATATCCGATGCCCGAGCCATTGCAAGGTCTTGTACGCTTTGGGCGATCGCTTGAGGTGTTGTCCCAGAAAAGAGTTTGCCTCTTGCCGCAGCAGAGGATTCAATACCGCTTATGGCTTGACGTTTCAGGCTTTGAAATAGAGTATCTTGCCCAATATCGCCAGGCATGATTGATGGTGCGGTCTGTGTAATCTGACCAATCTGACCAATAGTTCCCCCAACAAGCGGCAATGTTCCTGCTCCAAACTCACGAAACGGTGCCAATTGGGCAGCAGCTTGTTCTCGCGCAGCTCGTTGTTCTGCAATAGCAGCCTCGGCAGCTTGGCTTTGAAACTGAGCCCCTTCTCTTGCCGCCTCAGCCCCTGTAGAGCCTGTGATTCCACCAACGACGTTTCTAACAAACCCCATGTCTCACCTCACAAGGCCCATGTACCACTGGTCGTGGAGTTGGCCGTCTTTCAAGTAGCTTTTTCGATTGATACCTTCGATCTCAAAGCCGTGCTTGAGGCCAAAGTCTCTAACATTTGGATAAAGGACAGGGATTTGGGCCACAATCTTCTGGCAACCCATATCCCAAGCCCACTGAAGAGCCTTCTCGGAAAACTCGTCAGCCAATTCTTTACGGTATTCAGGAAGGACTTGAACATGACACTCCCACGTTACACCGTTCACCGGGTGGTAGATCATGACGCCCACAGGTTCTGCGCCGCTGATTCCTACCACATAGGCCGCCCCGATCATGTCGGGGATGTAATCTTCTCGTGGTGGTGTCCCGTCTTCTGCGATCCGGTCGTAGATGGCCGGATGGGTCAGGATGGCTCGGACCACATCAGTATCATAGCACCGGTCCACCAACATATCAGGTGATCTCACGTCCCGAAGCCGAGATTGTCAGGCTCGTAGCCGCCCCGGCCAAGGTCGAGATGAACCCGCCTGCCTCAAGGGTCTGACCAATGAGCTCAGGGCAAAGGTACGTCTCGGCCGGCACGATAGTCCTGCTCTTGACGATCAAGTTGCTGTCACTAGCTGACCCGGACAATGCCACCAAGTTGCAACTGAAGGTCACATTGCTAGTGGAAGTGTTGGTCACCGTGAACTTGTCGATGATGGTCTTGCAGTTGCTGGCAGTGTACTGCGTGGTCTGGCTATTCTCAGCCTGCTTGCGTGGAATGATGTTTTTGACTGTTACGGTCATTATTGGATGCCCTCAATGTTGTTAGCTACTGTCAGAATTATGGAAGGTATACCAGGGTGAGGCGCGACTGCACCGGATGCCAATAACTGCACCCCAGTATTTGAAACCGAAAACGCTAATTCGACGTAGTCTCCGGTCTTTAGGTCAAAAAAGAAGTTCAAGGCCACGAATACTTCTGCATTGTTTCCTTGAATCCGGACCTGACTTCCTGAATCTGTTACGTCGGAGCCGTTTTTTCTAAACCACAGGTAGAACTCTTCAGCTGTAGCAACCGTCGAATCCAGCTGAACTGAAGTCTGGAAGTTGTAGATTCCATCGGTATCAACATAGACCCGACTGGTTACAGTGCTATCAACATAGACACCCTTGCTCAGTTGCGTCGTGTTGTAGGTGATCAGCGTAGCGGTGTTTATTGCGGCAGCGGTCTGAGTTGTTGTGTCATAAAACGCCCCATAACGACTGCGCTTGAACTCTCGTGGTGGAGGAGCAAGTGCCAATACCTCAACAGATTGAACCAGTTTTGAGATGGTATCCTGAGCCTGTAAAAGTTTTGCCTCTAATGTGGCAATCGTGACAGCCGTATCTTGTCCAAGAGACGCGATAGAACCGAGAGCTTGCGTACCTTTAGCTTCGCCACTAGCACAACACAGAGCCGCATCCTGAGCCAGCTGAGCAATAGATTGAAGAGCCGCTACAGTTTTTGCCTCAGTTACGGCCTGATCCGCGCCACTTTCTTGGATGAACTGGGTGAGCAAACTCAAAGCTCGTGTGGCTTTATCGTCAGCCACACCAGCGTCAATCCCGAGATCGCTAATGTTGTCGTTTCCACCGCCAGTGCGAGTCCACAATTGAAACAGAATCCGATTGATCTGTTCAAAGTAGATACGAACTTCATTGTTCTGTCGGAGAGATTCCGGCAGTCGTAGCGCGGGTGGTGGATTGACCAGACTCATGTCAGTAGCCCGCCGTATCTATGTCGATCGCGCCGGAGAACATCCCGACAAACACGGGGTCAGAGAATCGAATCTTGATGACGCCTGAATAAAACGACTCAATGTGATACCACTCGACGCGAGTCTGATATTTGCCACCCTGACCGATGCCAACTTGATACTCAGCACCCCAAGACTCGCCACCGTCGGGCGATAAGCTCATCATGACCACCGGGTTCGATCCCTGACCCGTAGGAATACCTACACCGACCTGCATCAGCAACTCAAACCGATTCATCATCAGGCGTTTGCCTGGAACATTCATCAGTGCCCCGTGGATCGGAGACAGAATGCGCTCCTTGATCTGTGGATTCCCGAGATCGTCATAGGTTGCCAATGACCACTCATAGACGTATCCAGTGGAGCCGACAAGATGCTTGCCGTAGCAGTAGGCATAGGATGTCGCAAGATGGCGACCACCATCGACACCGGAGGAGAGCTGGAACCAGAAGTTGGTTGTCTCCGAGTAGCACCAAGTTTTACCCGCTGTCGGGAAGTCCATGACGATAAAGTCTTGTCCTTCCAGCTTCAGGCTGTAAAAAACACTGTCGGAAACTGTCGAATAGCTTTCAAACTCATGGGCTATCGCACTCGTGGTAATCGACCGCACGCTGTAATTTGCCAGTTGGTAGACAGTGCGATCGTCACCAAGGAAATAAACGAACTGGTCCGTATTCGCGACGCAGTGAACGCCAGCGATACCTTTCTGGATCAAGCCGCCCTCGATCCGGTCAAACGGAGGACTACCAGTACCCGAGTTGTACCAAGATTCAATGGACTTCTCGCCCATGAGGTACAGCACTTGGTTGAACGCATAAGGTCGGATAATGTCGTCGCCCAATGTTTCAGCTGTAGCGTAGTTCAGACCATCAATGGTTCCCGGTGCCCCCACGTTGGACACAACAAACGTGCCGCCGTCACCATCGTAAATCCATTGGTTGTTTAGAAAAGCGACCGCATTTGGCGTCTGAAGATCAGGGTCGGTAAGCTGGGTCAGGGATGTGCCGTCATAGTTGTAAACGAGACCGCCTGTGACAAACGTCATCTGAGACCCATCATCGACAAAAGTTGCGTATCCGGTACCACCTACCGTTCCGATAGTTGTGTAGACACCAGTACTGCTCACTCTATACAGCGTACTACCGCTGATCTTGTAAAGTTGGTTCTGAAAAACATAGACCCCGCGATCTGCATCCGTATTACCCGTCGTGCTGAACGTCTTGAGTCCCGGCCAGCACATCATTGCCACAGGGCTGCGAGCTGTCGGGTCGACTTCCGGATACAGGTTGATGCACGTTTGTCGCGTAAACTGCCGCGACCGTGACACATCAGATTGCCCAGCGATGTTGATCGGCAGCGTCTGCATCATGGAGTGTTACCACCATAGCGCATGGCAGGCGCAGGACCGTGTCGCCCTTTCTTGTCCTCGCGATTGGCTGACTGCACTGCTGCAAGGAACTTACCGTAGTAATACTCGGCCTTGTCCTCTTGAAGCGCCCACTGATACAACGCCCAGAGAGAACCGAACAGATAGACGCTCGGAAAGCGCGTCAGGATGCTGTTGGTTGTGTTGGTTGCGGAGAGGGCAGTCGGAGCAGCGTAATATTGAAACTCGACTGTGTAGGCTGAATCAGGCGTCCGATCGAACTCGACTTGACTGGTGACCGTGTAAATCTTCGGCATTCCGGAGTCTTGCGTGATGAACATCCCCTCAGGAGTAGAGGACAACATCTCGTAATATTGTGCTCCGGAGATGATCCGCAAGCGACGCATCTCAAGGAAGCCCGTCGGGAGCGCCAGATAGCGCCCCGATGTGGTGGCCGTAGTCCGGGTTTCCATATCCCGGATACGAATCCACTTGAGCATTTCAGACTCAGCCAAGTCGATGAAGTCATCGAGTCGGCTGGAGACGTCATTGCGATGAGACCAAGACTCTATTGCGTCTTTGAGTCCTGCATAGGTGCTAAGGGACATACGATCACCAGGAAGCCGTTTGCGCTTACCCGATTATAGGCCTGAAGGTCAAATCTAGCCATGATCTTGGGTAGCCACCACTCTGGTCCCTCCTGAATTAGGTGGGCATTGCGCCCATCAGATAAGGTTTTG